GAGCTGAAACACGGCACCCTGGGCAACGAGACCTACTCGAACCGGGCCGACACTTATGGCTTGCTGTTGTCCATCGACCGCCGTGACATTATTAACGACGATCTGGGCGCCATCACCACAGTGCCCCGCAAGTTGGGCCGCGGTTCGGGTTTGAAGATCAACGACGTTTTCTGGGCCACGTTCATGAACAACGCGGATTTCTTCAAGGCGGACAACAAGAACTACTTGTCCGGCGCGAACACCGTCCTGGGGATCGAAGGCATGACCGACGCCGAGGTCGCCTTCATGAATCAGGTCGATACGGACGGCAAGCCGATCGGCGTCATGCCGGCCATCTTGCTGGTGCCCACGGCGCTGAGTGCGATGGCCACGCAGCTTTACAAGTCGCTGGAAATCCGCGACACCACGGCCAACGTGAAATACCCGATCGCCAACCCGCACCAAGGCAAGTTCCGTGCGGAGGTGAGCCGGTATCTCTCGAACAGCCACTACACGGGCAATTCGAGCAAGGCGTGGTACCTGTTGTCCGACCCGGGCGACCTGCCGGTGATCGAAGTGGCGTTCCTCAACGGCCAGGAGTCGCCCACGATCGAGACGGCCGAGGCCGATTTCTCGGTTTTGGGCATCCAGATGCGCGGCTACCACGATTTCGGCGTGGCCCTGCAAGATGCCCGTGGCGGTGTGAAATGCAAAGGCGAAATCTAACCAAGAAGGAGTGCATCATGGCACAAGCGACTTTTGTTCAACAGGGTGAGGCGATCGACTACACGCCCGGCGGCGCGGTGGCGGCCGGGCAGGTGGTGGTCCAAAGGGATTTCGTGGGCGTGGCCAAGACGCCGAGCGCGGCCAATACGCCTGGGGCGCTGGCGGTGGTCGGTATCTTTGACGTGGTTAAAGCGGCCGTGGCGTTTACGGCCGGTGTGGCCGTGTTCTGGGACGCCGACGGCAATCCGGTCGGCGGCACGCCCGGCACCGGCGCCGCGACCACATCGGCCAGCGGAAACACGTTCATGGGTTTTGCGGTTGCCGCTGCGGGCGAGACGGCCACGACGGTCCGTGTCTCGCTACGATCGGTCGAATCCGCTTCGCAGGAAACGGTGGGGCTTTCCGATCTGGCCGACGTGGGGCCGGTCGCCTACGACGCCGGTAAAATCCTGGTGGCCGACGGCAATACTTTTCAGTCGGTGGCCGTTTTCGGCGATGCGACGCTGGCGGCCAACGGACTGCTCGTCATCGGCGAGGACAAGGTGCTGGCCAGCCACATCAACGACGGCGAAATCTTGCCAGTGGGCGTGGCGGTTCCGGACACCAACGAGATCAGCTTCGGCACCAGCAAGCTGGCCCGTAGCGGTAACAACATCATCGCCACGCTGCCCACGAGCGATCCTGGCGTGGCCGGCGCGCTGTACGTCGCCGACGGTGCGGTCAAGGTCTCAGCGGGGGCCTAACGCACGATGACGGACCTGCTCCAAAAAGCCTCCGATTGGCTTGAAAACCAGCGGACCCGGCATGCCGCGACCACGGTGCAATACGTGCGCGGCAGTCGGTCCGTGGAGGTTTTGGCCTCCATTGGCAAGACCACCTTCGAGGTCGACGACGGCTACGGCATTTTAGTACGCCACGAGTCCCGCGATTTTTTGATCTTGGCGGCTGACTTGGTTTTGGACGATCAGCCAATACTGCCCCAGCGCGGCGACCGGATTCGTGAAACGCAGGGCGGGCAGGTGTTTGTCTACGAGGTGACGGCCCCCGGCAAGGAGCCGTGTTGGCGCTATAGCGACTCGTACCGCAAAACGCTTCGCATCCATACCCAGCAGATCGAGGTGACGTCATGACCCGCAGGTGGTTGCATTCGGCCGACGTGGAGATCGACGACCAGAGCGGCGCGCTGCTGGTGAAGATCGTGGACGTCGACTTGAAGGTGGACGTCGCCGAGACCGACGTGGCGTCGATCGTTACGGGCATTGCCGGCTCGACGCCCAAAACCCTGTCCGATCTCGACGCCCGACTGGCCGCGCTGAGTTCGTCGGCCCAGGCCGGCAGCGGTCTGACGGCCAAAACCACCACGGACGACTCGCCGACGACCGTGATCGCTGCCGACGCGGCGCACGCCTACCGCCACTTCCGCATCTTCAACAGCGGCTCGACGGCGGGTTTTTATAGTTTTAACGGCGGCACGACCTGGCACTACCTGCCGGCGGCCTGCTCGCTGCACCACGACGGCGTGGCCATTGCGAACCAAGCCATCCAAGTAAAACGCATCGCCGGCGGCGACGATCTATCCGGCGTGTTCGCCTCCGTCTGGTGAAAGGAATGGCATCATGTCCATAAGCGCCGTCAACGTCGAATCCGTCACGGTCAATCCGTCGAAGGTTCGATATTCGCTCACCCTGGACCATCTTGGCAATTCCTCGCGCGGCTCGTTGCAATTGCAGCGGAGCGACCATCGCAAGGACGGCACCTGGATGGACGACCCCAAGGTAAACAGCCGAAAGACGGTTCCTCTGCCGCGGGGGCCCGCGGTGGATGGCATTGTGGCCTTGCTCCCCGCGTTGCTCTCGCGTCTGGGGGTAACCGACCCTTTCACCGATTACCGGCTCCAGTTGCGCGGTCGCCTGTCTGCGGCCGGAGTCTTGAATGTGACGATCGTCGTGCAGGTCTTTACTGCGCAGTGGGTCGTCAAAACCATTCCGAATCTCGCAGCATTTCTCGAGGCGAACCCAGACATCGCCCCTGAAGTTTTGACCGCGTGGGACACCCTGGATTCCGCGATCGACGCCGCCAATCAACGGGAGCAGTGGCTGTGAGCAAGACGTGTTACGCACAATACTCCAACGCCGATAACCACGCCCCCGGCGGGCACAGCCCCGACACAATTTGGGCGGATCGCGCGTCGCCCGGCGGGATCGCCATTACCGCCGGTGATCCTGCGCCGTCGCCCGACGTCACCGGCGGAACGTGGGAACACTATGGGACGGTGAACGGGCGCCCGGCGTATATCGCAGTCATCGGTGGTGTGACCTATCGACAGTTTTACTGGACGCTCGGCAGCAGTTATATCATCACGACCATGCCGTTTGGTGAAGGTGGGGCACCAATCCATTACGTCATGTGGCTGTGCCTTGCCGGGGGTCCGGCGGGAGATTACACACCCATGGAGAACTGTTCCGGTGTGCCGCATCTCACGTTGATCGCTGATCCGGCGCTGGTGTGGGTGACTCCGGAGAGCGGCGACACGCTCCATACGAACGGCTACGCGGTCACCGCCGACGCCTCGGGCTACGTCGGAGTCATCCATTCGATCTATACCGTGGTCGATGGCGTCGTCGACGCCGGCCAGATCACCATGACGGCGCCGACCAACGTCCAGAGCGGCATCCGCGTCGGACGTTATGGTCGGGTGCATTTCAACGATGCCTGCTACAACTCCGGCACGATCGTCTGCGATTCCGGCGGCTCGGTGGTCTTCGCCTGCGATCAGGACGGATACGGGAACCGGGGCACGCTGATCTGCAAGCCCGGCGGGTCGATCGCGCTGGGCGAAGGGGATTCGGCCAATGCCGGCCTGATGGTCTGCGAGTCCGGCGGCTCGATCAGCCTGGCGGGCGCCAATTGCGGAACGCTCGTGTGTCAGTCCGGCGGCAGCGTCGATTGCAGTGCGACGTCCGGCGTTCTGATTTGCGAGTCGGGCGGGTCGGGTTCTCTGCTTGTCGTCAGTGGGGTCGGTATCATCCTCAACGAGTCCGGCGGCTCGATCTATATCGAGATCAGTTTCGGCGGGTGCAATTTCTCGTCCTACACGGGCGGATCGGTCACCGGCGATGCGCCCACACCGATCGCCCTTGGGGAGGAGCATCGCACCGCGCACTTCACCGGCGACATCGCCGACCACATTCATATTCGCAACGACACCAAGGTTTTGTACGAAAAGGCCGGGCCGAGCGTGGCGAACGCCGCAACCGTCCAGGCCGGCGTGAACAACTGCGGCACCAACGGACTACTTTGGATCGACCGATGAATGCAACGATGCTTACTATTGCCGATGCCGTGGTGACCGTGCTCAATGGCGCCACCTTGAGCCAGCCGATCCAGGCCGCGCGGCACTACCTGCCGGAGTTCGACCTGAAGGAGATGGACCAACTGCACGTGACGGTCGTGCCGGCGGAACTTGACGAAGAGATTGCCGACCGCGCGCGGGACCGGGCCGAGTACACAATCCACGTGGCCGTCCAAAAGCGGGTGACGAAGCAACAGCCGCCCGGGCTGGACACGGAGGCCATTGACGGACTCATGCGGCTGGTCGAGGAGATCGACGACCTGTTTCGCCACAAACCGCTGGCCAGCTACCCGGAGGCCCATTGGACGAAGACCGAAAACAAACCGATTTACGACCCAAAACACCTTCAGGAACACGGGCAGTTTACCAGCCTGTTGGCTTTCCGCTTCCGCATCATGAGGTAGTGCCATGCAGGTTGCAATGAAAATGAAGGCGATGTTCTTCGACCATAAAAAGGTCCGCTCAGCCACCGATCGGGCTGCACGGAAGGTGTTGTCGCGGTTCGGCGCCTTCGTGCGCACGGCCGCGCGGTCGAGCATCCGCAAGCGGAAGGCGATTTCGGAGCCGGGCCAGCCGCCAAGTTCCCACGTGGGCACGCTGCGACGGCTGATCTTCTTCGGTTACGACACCGGTCGGCGGTCGGTCGTGATCGGCCCGACGCCATTTGGCAGCACGGCCGAGGCCCCGCCGCTTTTGGAATACGGTGGTCGGGCACGCCGCAAGGACCGCCGGGGCCGCGTGCGAACAGCCACCTACCGGCCGCGCCCTTTCATGGGCCCGGCCTTCGAGCAAGAGAAACCCAGACTCCCGGCCTTATGGGCCGCGAGCGTGAAATAGGAGACGCAAACCATGTCGGTAAAACTCGGATTGGACGCAAAACTCTACCGTAACACGGCGACGTATGACACGCCCACGTGGGGCGAAATGACCAACGTCAAGGATCTGACGTTGAACCTCGAATCGGGCGAGGCCGACGTCACCACCCGAGCCAACAGCGGCTGGCGGGCCACGGTGGCCACCTTGAAGGACGGCTCGATCGAGTTCGAGATGGTCTGGGACACCGAAGACGCCGGGTTCACGGCCATCAAAACCGCCTGGTTTGGCAACACCTCGATCGAGTTCGCCATCATGGACGGCGGAATCACCGAGGCCGGCTCGCAAGGGCTGCGGGCCACCTTCTCCGTGACCAAGTTCAGCCGCAACGAGCCGCTCGAAGAGGCTCTTACGGTCAGCGTGACCGCCAAGCCGACCTACGCCGAACATGCGCCCGAGTGGATGACCATAAGCGGCAGCTAGAGGAGAAATCAAGTATGAAGACCTTCAAGGACAACGCCGGACGGACGTGGACGATCGCTATCAACGTTGACGCCGTCAAGCGGGTGCGCGACCTGTTGAGCGAGGATCTGTTGGACGTCAAGCAGGTGCTCGAACGGCTGATGATCGACCCGATCCTGCTCTGCGACGTGATCTACTGCGTCTGCAAGCCGCAGGCCGACGCCGAGAAAATCTCCGACATCGATTTCGCTCAAGCGATGGCCGGCGACGCGATCGCCCAGGCCAAGACGGCGCTGGTGGAGGAACTGGTAAGTTTTTCCCCCGACCCGAGGGACCGCGAGAACCTCGGGATCGCCGTCGAGAAGTTCAACCAGATGACCGACCGGGCGCGGGAGATGATCAAGGCCAAGCTCAACAGTCCGACACTGAGCCGGGAGATCGAAGCGGCGCTGAGCGCCGTTGGCGGATCGTTTGGGAACTCGCTGGAATCGTCGGAGTCGACCCCGGACCCTTGACGCTCCGCGAACTTTTTTGGATGGCCGAGGGGCACAGCCGGGACGCCTGGAACCACACCGCCCAGTTGCTGGCGATGGTCTACAACGCCCATCGCGGCAAGGGCGCCCGGGCGATGAAGCCCCTCGAGTTCCACCCGTTTGCCGGCAACAAGCAGGCTTCGGCGGCAAAGACCAAGGACCTCAGCATCCTCAAACAAGTGTTCGTCGACAGGAAACGCATGGCCAACTCACAGGCAATCCGCGCGGGAATGGCGTTCGTCGAACTGTTCGCCAACGATAGCCGGCTGGTGCGCGGGCTGAAGGCGGCCTCGGCCAAACTAAAGGCTTGGGGTGCCAGTGTCACGGCGATGGGCCGAAAGGTTTTCGCCGGCGGCTTGGCCATTGCCGCGCCGCTGGCGGCGGCCACCAAAACGTTTGCGGCGATGGGCGACACGGTGGCCAAAATGAGCCTGCGGACGGGCGTGTCGGCCGAGTCGCTCTCGGAGTTGGGGTTCGCCGCCGAGCAGTCGGGCAGCGACCTGGAGACCTTTGAAAAGGGCCTGCGGATTATGCAGCGCGGAATCAACGACGCCGGCCGAGAACTGTCCACGCAGGTTGATGCGCTGAAGGACTTGGGGCTGAGCTACGAAGACCTGGCCCATCTCGCGCCGGAGCAGCAGTTCAAGCGGATCGCCGAGCGGATGAGCCGGATCGAAGACCCGTCGAAACGTGCGGCATTGGCCATGATGTTGCTGGGCCGTGCCGGCACCCAATTGCTGCCGCTGATGCAAGACGGCGCCGCCGGGATCGAGGCATTGCAAAAGCAGGCACGGGAACTGGGCCTAACGATCTCGACCGAAGACGCCAATGCGGCCGCGCAACTGACCGACGCAATGAACATCCTCTGGCGGGTCTTTAAGCAGGGTGTGTTCGTAATCGGTTCGGCACTGGCGCCCGTGATGAAGGATTTTGCCGAGCGGGCGGCACGGATCATCAAAAACACCGTCGATTGGGTCCGCCAGAACAAGGAACTGATCGTCACCATCTTCAAGGTGGCGGCCGCCGTGATGGCCGGCGGGGCGGCGCTGATCGTCCTGGGCGGGTTGCTCTCGGGCCTGGGCACGATCTTCGGCATGTTGGCCACCGTCGCGGCAGGCGTAGGCACGGCGCTAGCCGCGGTGGGGACGGTATTGGGCGCTATCCTTTCGCCGATCGGCCTCGTCGCGGCCGCAGTGGCGTCGTTGGCGGGATATTTTCTATATGTCTCCGGCGCGGGAGAACGGGCGCTCTCTTGGCTGGGCCGGCAGTTCAACGCCCTGCGCGACACGGCAATAGCCGCATGGCGGGGCATTTCGGACGCCTTGGCCGCAGGCGACATCGCGCTGGCCGCCAAGGTACTGTGGCTCACCTTGAAGATGGAATGGCAAAAGGGGATTGCCTGGCTTACGGACAAGTGGATCGCCTTCAAGGAAGCGTTGATGGCCGTCTGGACCGAGGCCGTCTACGGCACGGCGAAGATTCTCACTTCTGCTTGGGCGGGCATCCAGGCGGCTTGGGTCGAGACGGTCGCCTTCATGTCGAAGGCCTGGACCATTTTCACCAGCGGCCTGGTGACCGGCTGGCGGACCGCGCAGAACTGGATCGCCAAAAAGTTCGTTGATCTGATGGCCATGTTCGACGACTCGGTCGACGTCGAGGGCGCCCAGAAGATTTTGGACGAGGATTTCCAGCGCGAACAGCGGCAGCGCGAGGCCCGCACCCAAGAACAGCTTCGGGAGATCGAAACCACCCGACAGGCGCGCCAGAAAACGATTGACGAGGCGGAGCGGGGCACGCTCGGCGAATTGGACAAGGAAAAAAACGCCCGGCACACATCGCGGAAAAAACAGTACGATGCCGACCTGAAGGCGTCGGAAGATGCGGTAAAACAAGCACGCAAGGACTGGCAGGCGGCATTGGACGAGGCCGCCCAGAAACGTGCGGCGATTGCCGAGGAAACCGCGCCCGGCCCCATGAAGAAGCTGGGCGACCTGGAGGGCATGGACATCGAGGGGCTTGGCAAGAAGGCCAGTGTCCAGGGCACGTTCAATGCGATGGCCGCGCGCGGGCTCGACACCGGCGGACCGGCCGAGCGGACCGCCCGCGGCGTCGAGGAAGTGGCCCGAAACACCAAGGAACTCGTCAAGGAGGCCAAGCTCGGCGGCTTGGTGTTTGCGTGACGCCGCCTGCCACGTGGGTTGGAACGTCCAATAGAATGAATCATCCAAGTCATGCGGGAGCACGCAACAAGAAATGGCAGTAACCGTCACTGAAAAATTCGGCAGCCGAGAGACCAACGAGGGCGAAAACCCGTCGATCGACCTGCTCTATACCATCCAAGGCAGCGACGACGACATCGAGGTCAAGGC